CGGATTTGGCCTGTGCGTATGCCCAACGATGAGCAAAGGGAACGCTATGGGATACGCCTAGCCCCCTATGTGTCTTCGTCCAACATCCAAAGCGGAACCACCACCGAGCCTACCCGCTTCACCGATGAAGACCTGACCCTGCGTGAGGCCAGCTATGGCCGTAGTGGGTTTGCCCTTCAGTTTATGCTCGATCCTCGCCTGTCCGATGTGAACAGGTATCCGCTAAAGCTTTCCGACCTTGTGGTGCATTCCCTCGACCCAAAGCGGGGGCCAAGTCACCTTGTATGGTGCAACTCCCCGGAACACCGCTACAACGACATCCCCAATGTGGGCTTTGACGGAGACGCTTACTACAGGCCGATGAGCGTCAGTAGCGAATTCACCGAGTACCAAGGAAGCGTTATTGCCATTGATCCATCAGGCCGGGGCAAAGACGAAACCGCCTACGCCATTGTTAAATGTCTCCACGGCCAGTTGTTTCTGGTGGATATCGGGGGTTTTCGTTCCGGGTACACGATGGAAACCTTGGAAACCATAGTGCGTCAGGCCAAGCTTCACGGATGCAACTATGCGGTCTACGAGGCTAACTTCGGGGACGGAATGTTTGGAGAACTTATCAAACCAGTATTTGGGCGTATCCACCCTTGCACCATTGAGGAGGTCAAGCATTCCTCCCAAAAAGAAAAGCGGATCATAGACACCCTTGAGCCTGTAATGAACCAGCACAGGCTGATTGTTGATCCTAGGGTTATTGAAAAGGATTACCAAAGCATTCAGTCCGATGGCGAGATTCAGGAACGCTACAGGTTGTTTTATCAAATGAGCCGAATCACAAAGGACAGGGGTAGCCTAGCCCAAGATGACCGATTGGATGCCCTTGCCATTGCCGTAAGCTATTGGGTACAGGCTATGGCTAGGGATACTGAATTAGCCCATAGACAACATAAAGAAGAACTATTTCAAAAGGAACTGGACAAATTTATGGAAAACGCTATTGGAAACAGAAGCAAACGAGCCAATAGCTGGATTAATATATAATGAACCCTCTTCTAGAACCCTCCAAGTTTGACCTAAACAACATTGATATGTTCTTTGGGAACCGGGCCAAAACACCTGTCAGGATGCCCCAAAATCGCTCACAAATGCCCCTAGAAGGGCCGATGAATGTCAGCCAAGGGGTATCTACCCCCCAAACGCTACAAACCGCTCCTAATAGCCAAAATAGCGGTTCCACCTCGGAAGGCAACAAGACTAGCCCCAAGTTTGCCCTTGAAGTCCCATCTATTGCACTTGGCGGTGTTCGTACTGCTCCTATGCGTATGGAAATCGCCCCGGTTCAGCAAGAATTCGACTTTTCCCAAAACAAGCCACGCTAACCTTTTCATTGCCGTGCCACTTGCCCTCGATCCCTCCGTAGTGGATCGTATAATGAAGTCCGAAGGGCCATATACCATTCAGTCAGGCAAAAAGGAATACTATGGCTTTAGGGAAGACCACCCGGCTTTTCCCGGCCTCCACAAGCTTGTCCGTGAGCACGGCGTTGAGTCCCCTCAGGTCAAACAGCGTATTACCGAGCTTTTAAACGAAAGGGCAGTTAAGGCGGGTGCTCTCCTGTTCGATAGCCCCGGTGTTCAAGCCAGCATTATGGCTATATCCCATTTAAGAGGGGAGGGGGGTTGTCAGGCCATCCTTAACGCTGTGGCCGGGTTTGCTATGATTAAGTCCGACAAGCTGAAGCCTGAGGCTGTAGACAGGATTAACAAGATGTCTAACCTAGAGTTTCAAAACAAGCTTAGGGTAGTCAGGGAAGCCTACGATAGACGAATCTACGGAGACAGGAGTGATTCTATTATGATTAAGGGAACCCTAGTAAAGGGTAAGTGGTGGACACTCTTTGGTAATGGTCTTATTAAAAGATACGACAGGGAAAGACAGGAATTCTTGGGATTGGCTTAAAGGGTAAGCTTAAGGATAAGCTTTAGGTTATGGTAAGGTTTATGAGTAAGATTAAGAGTAAGTTAACTAATAAGACTATATATTATAATTATTATTATAGGTATATGTTAAAGCTAAGCTGTGTCGCAATCTTGAAGATAACTTAAAGCTAACCTTTATAATATATATCAAGAGGAAAACAAGGTGTCAAGCAAAAACCAGAATAAAGTAAGCATAAGGCCAAAGAAAGGTTATCCAAGCTATATAAAGCTAGGAAGCCACATACTGCCTGTGAACTACTATATGAGTGAACAGGAAGCCATAGCTATTACCAAAGACCGGGAGTTGTTTAAGGAAGGGCAGTTGTATGGGGCATTTATAAGTTATCCCCACCCTATGATTATTATAGATGGTAGGTTTGAAAGTAACCCTAACCACCCCACAATGACCCTGCTTCACGAAAGCATTGAAGCCATAAATGAACTCTATGGGTTGGAGCTTACGGAACAAGACATACGATGCCTTGAGTTGGCGTTGTTCGGTCTGCTAAAGGATAACAAAGCTTTCTTTAATGCGTTGAAGAAGGCTATAGAGTCCTAGGCTGTGTTAGAAAAGTTCCATTCAGTCCATTGTGTGTATGCGTGTGGCGGTTTGGGGTTATCCGTAATCCTCCTACAAAACCCCTAGATTTTAAAAAGGCTATTCGAGGAAGTCTGACAAATGGGCGGTAGAGATCGCATCAAAACCGCCCTAGGTGTCGAGGAGTTAGCTTCGATATGCTAGTAGAAGCAAAACGAATCCCTAGCAAGCCACCCGGAGCAATCGGGTAGCCTTTTACTTTTTTGTAGAAAAATTCGAAGGGCATATATTAACCGCTAAAATTTCGTGTTTTCCCCCTTATCCCCCTTTGAAACGCTAAAATTAAGGCGGAAACAAAGAAAAAGACAGAAGACAGAAGACAAGACAGAAGGCAAGCCGTTGTCATTCATTCCTTTTTATTAGTCTTTAAAACTAATCGAATAAGAATATTGTATTATCTTCTTTTTATTTTTTTGGTTTAAAATGCTTTTATTTTTGGATTTATTATTCCTTGTAGATTTTTATTTCATACCATTAACAATTAATGCCTATGAAATATAAACAAAGATAAACATTCAACACCTGTAAAATATAAACAGGGCTAAACATTTCACTACATTAAACAATTTTTAGAAAACTTAATACCATTTTAAAAATAAACTTTTCTCATATTTTCCAAACCATCATAAAATTTCATTATCTATTAGCCTTCTTTATGCCCTTCACAATCGAGCGTAAACGGCCTTTAAAATCGTTTTAGGTGCGTATAAGTAGACCATAGCGGAAAACTAAAAACCCTGTTTTAAACGCATTTTAAAATTTTCTAATAGTCCGAATTAGGTTTTCTTATAACTTTTAAAAACTAAAAATAGAACTAGGCTAAAAATAAAAGTGTACTAAATTAAAAAATAGAAAGGGAGGAGATATCCAAACTTTCTAAAAAATAAAATAGGAGGAACTAAAAATGGGTTACGAATTAGAAATGAGAGTTGGAAGGCTTAACAAGATCAAGATGGAAAAGGGCAATCTTTTTTTCGAGGATTGCGTTATCGATCTCTGCTCTTGCGGGGAATCGAGTGTCAGTAAACTTGCAGAGAACTTTATGATCCGAAGCGGTGATGGGGTTCTTTCGTGGTATGAAGGAAATAGGAAAAGAACAACCGATTCCTATGGACATAAACCAACCCCGATTAAAATTAAACAGGTTATTGATGCCTTGCGTAAGGACGTCAAGGTTTTGGATCACGGCGACAATGACCGCCCTTACCGGCGTTTCGAGTGGGCTTTGTCCCTGTTGGAATCTATTGAGAAGCGGGACAATGGCAGGGAAAAAGAGTTCTGCGTTATCTTTTTAGGGCACTAATAAAATGATTACTATTGAACTTAAAGATTTAGCTCTAACCATTCTAACCATTTTCTCAGCGGGAATCCTTGTCGGGATTCTCTTTGGGAATGTCGGGAAAAAATAAACCAAAATAAACAGGAGGATACACAAAATGCAAAACATTGAAGCGACACTAAACCAATCGGGAAGGTTTGCGGAAACAACTAGCCCCCGATTCAATCCGATCACTACAGGGCAAGTTATTGAAAACCTAGAAGGGTTGGGATGGGTTCCCTTTTCTTCTAAGGTAGTCAAAACCCGCAACCTGGAGCGTAGGCCATACGCTAAACACCTAGTTTGCCTTAAGCAAAAGGACGAACAGGCTGGTCAGGTGGGGGAATATCTCCCCCGCTTAAACCTTCGCAACGCCAACGATGGGACGGCAAGTTTTGAGGTCTTCGCCGGATTCTATCGCCTGATATGCTCGAATGGTTTGGCAATCGGGACAACCTACGCAACAGCAAAAATTCGGCATTCCCTTAGTTTGGATAAATTAGGGGATGCCGTTGCTCACGCCGTAGCGTCCACAGAGGAGCAATTGAAAAAGGGGGATGCCGTCATCAAAGAGTGGCAACGCATCACCCTGACAACTCACCAGCGGGAAAACCTTGCGGGTTTTGCCGTTGGGTTGCGTTGGCAAAATCTCTTCTCCGATTCGATGCGGGAAAAGGTTGGGCAAACTATGGAAAACCCTAACAATTTCCTAGCGTCCGAATATCGGGAAAGGGTGGAAAGCGTCCTGAGGGTTC